GAGGATGAAAAGAGATCAGAGTTGCGTAAAAGCTATAATATTGAAGAGGATGCTTTTGTAGTAGGGTTTGTTTTCAGGAATCAGTTAAGAAAATCAGTCCCTAATTTACTAGAGGGGTACGCTAAATGGAAAAGGGAAAATAACCCCAAGAAAAAAACCTACCTATTGCTTCATACTCACTGGAAAGAAGGGTGGGGCATCCACAAGTTGGCGAAAGAGTACGGCGTCCCTCATGAGGAAATACTCACAACTTACGTTTGCAAGAAATGCACCAAATACCAAGTTAAAGTTTATAGCGGAGAAGAGCAGAACTGCCCTTATTGCGGTAACGAAAAGATGCAGGTAACAACAGGGGTAGGCTTTGGTGTTCGTGAAAGTCAATTAAATGAGATTTACAACTTAATGGATGTATACTGTCACCCTTTTACAAGTGGCGGTCAAGAAATTCCAATTCAAGAAGCTAAGCTGGCAGAACTTATCACTTTAGTTACTGATTATAGCTGCGGGGAAGAAAGTTGCGAAAAAGGATCAGAGTCTATCCCTCTGGCTTGGTCGGAATACCGAGAGCCTCAAACAGAGTTTATCAAGGCATCTACTAACCCTCTATCTATCGCCTCTAGCCTAGAGGACGTTTACCAGATGGAGCCGTCAGCGAAAAGAAAGAAGGAGGAGAAAGGTCGTAAGTGGGCCTTAGATAACTTCTCGGTAGAAGTAATAGGCAAGTTTTTCGAAGACTTTATTGATAACGCGCCTGAAGTAAATTACGACTTCGAAGCAGCAGACAGTGCCGAAGGAAGAAAGAAGAATAACCCTGACGCAGTTATACCTAACATAGAAAACGATTCAGACTGGGTATTAACCTTATACAAGGAAATATTAGCCACCGATAACCACACAAATGATGACGGTTATAAGAACTGGATGAAGCAAATAGAGCATAAAGTTCCACGCTCCCAAATCGAAGATTATTTCCGTAAAGTAGCACGGGATCATAATAATAAATTTTTTCCAGTAAAAATAGAAGACCTACTAGATGAAGACGATAAAGGCAAACGCATAGTTTACGTGATGCCAGAGTCAGCGGTGGATGTTTTTATGTCGACCTCTTTACTAAAGTCAGTAAAAGAAAAGTATCCTGAGTATAATTTGTATTTTGCGACCAAGCCCGAATACTTCCCTATCGTGGATGGGAATGAATATATTCATAAGGTCATTCCATATTCAGCTTCTTTTGATAATACTCTTTCCCTTGAGGGAGTGGGAGAGAATGAAGGTTATTTCGAAATAGCCCTTACCCCCTACTTAACTACCCAGCGGTTAAACAATTACGTTCACAACGGTAAAGATAAAATTAATAAGGAGCATTTATGCACGTTTTAGAATCTTACGCACTTCAAAATGACCTCAAGATAGATCGACCTTTAATTTTTGAAAGGTTCTTTCCCTTGGCGGTAGAAGATTATATTACTATCGACACTTCGACTCTTGGCACGGGCTCATTAGCTTATGACCACTGGCAGCAGGTGATAGATTTAATTCACCCCATACTAGAGGCAAAGAATATCTCTATAATACAACTTGGAGATAAGCAGGATAAACCCCTAACCTCGTGCTACATGGCCCTTGGTCAATGCAATTTCAACCAAAAAGCCTATGTAATAAAAAAGAGCCAACTTCACATCTCTACAAATAACGAGTCTATGCACCTAGCTTCCCATTACGGCAAGAAGACCGTGGCTCTCTTTTCTAATAATTGTTATCCGGAGCAGTTCTTTCCTTACTGGAGCAACGAAGAAGACATCGAAATTCTTTCGCCGGAATCAGATGATAAACCCTCTTTTAACCCCAATGAAAACCCCAAGTCTATCAATAAAATTAGGCCCGAAGATGTAGCTCTTAAAATTTTAAACTTTATGGGGATTTTTGCTTTTTCTCCGGAATATAAAACTTTACGAATTGGGAGTTCTTTTTATCGCACCCGAATCGAGTCTACCTTGACCCATCTCTTAGACCCTAAGAAACTTAGCATTTCTTCTATTATCGTCAGGATGGATTTGAACTTTAATGAGCAGGCTCTAGAGGCTCAACTTAAAGCTTGCCCGTGTTCCATTATAGCGAACTGCCCATTTAATCCTGAAATTCTCGACAAGTACGCAGCTAATATTGCTGAGTTAATCTATTATATTGAAGACGCCGACCCTGCAGGGGTAGCTTTTATCGCTAAAGCTCGAGAAAAATCCATAAACTTCCTCCTCCGAAGCCGGGCTGGTGACGATGAGATTAGCGATTATAAATTAGCATATTTTGATTATGGCCTGATCCATCAAATCTCTCGTAAAACTCAAGACGACTTTCCCGAACTCAAAGGGAAAAAAAATCTTCATTACAAATCTAAACACTTTATCATTCACAATACCAAGTTCTACCCCTGTAGTGCGGCATTACTTGGGGATGAATTTTTTAATCTTACAGTAGATGACCCCTCAAAGCGCCAAAGTAGCGGCTTCCCCACTATGGAACATGAGCCCCAAACAGTCATTGATGACCCATTATTCTGGGAAGAAGAAGAGCACTTTCACTTTTTTGAAAAAAAATAGTTGACGCCCTCCCCCGCTTCAACTATCTTTAATTCCGCATGGCGAATACTACGATAAATAAACCGCCCGTCATTGTTAAGAGGAACCAGCACGGGCTACTTGAGGATAAAAATATTACTTATGTTTTTAACGATGACGGGAGCGTAAACTGGAGGAAGATGATCAAGTCGGAGTTTCTTGTTGCGAATCGCGACAGAACAGATGAGACGGATATTTCTAAGCTGGAAGATCACGAACTCATTATCCTTCTTGGCGGCTTAAAGGATTTAGCTGCTATAAGGGGCTTTCACTCAGTCACTTACAAGATCCACAAGGCGTCTCAGGAATACGTTTGTGCTTCTTGCTCTATAGTTTGGATTGGTAATTACGAAACTGAAAAAGGGGAATCGATACTATTTGAATCTGTAGCTGATGCAGGATTAAATAACACCGAAGGCTTCGGGCAAGTGTACCTTGCTGCTATAGCTGAGAACAGGGCATTTTGCCGAGCTGTTCGGAATTTTTTGCGCATCAACATTGTAGCAAAGGAAGAAATTAAAAACGTGAAAACTTCTAAACCTACGCCCAGTGTAAATTCAGCTTCACCCCATATCTTCCTAGCTAAGCTAATGAAGGAAAAGAAAATTGAATTCACTGCCATTAAAACTCGAATGGTGGAGGAACAAATTGACGGAGCCTCTGATTGGGGTACGGTAAAAGATATCCCTCGGCTTAAAATGTTTGAGATAATAGAGAGGCTCCAGAAGAAAAAATAACCATGAAGCTGCAAGAGTTCAAGGTTAGCGATCAGACTTTTAAAGAGGCCAAAAAAAGGTTCGATAACTTCCCGTTAATCAATAACTCGATTAGGAATCGGGAAGGTGGGCTTGTAGGTTACATAGGTGAAGCCTTAGTCTTGCACCTTGAGGGGGGCGCGATAAAAGATACTTACGATTACGATGTAGTAAGTTCAAAAGGGGTTAAGATTGACGTTAAGACCAAAGAGAGAAAAGTAGCTCCTCGCGCTAATTACAACTGCACGGTTGCTAATTTTAATACTAAGCAAAAATGTGATAGGTATTCATTCGTAAGCGTCTTGGACGATTACAAAACCGCTTGGTACTTAGGGAGTATCTCGAAGGAAGACTTCTATAAAAAAGCCATCTTCTACAAACAAGGGGATCTGGACCCTGATTCTTCCCCGCGTTATCCTTTCAAATTTACGGCTGACTGCTACAATATTAAAGTGAATCAGTTGGACCGTTGACGTATTTCAAATGACCTATGCTGATTAAGGCATTTCAATGTCTCTATACAAAAAAATGGACCAACTAGACCTATTCCTTACAACGCCGGAGGTTTCCGTAAAACTGGATGCCGCAAAAGAAGCTAAAGTTGATTATGGCAGAAGCGTTGCCGATAAGATACTCAGCCAGTATACAGCCGAGAAACCCTCTACTCACTGCGACCCAGCCTTCGAACGATGCGTTAAAAACCGTTTATTGATCGTCCTAGACATGGGCGCTAACTCTGCTACATTTTTTGATGGAAAAATAAGCGATAGTGAAATAATAGAGCTAAGAACACTGACGGATCTAAAAGGAAAAGAGCTTAAAGATAGGAAAAAAGGACTACTCACCCCTCCGAAGAAGGGCGAACCATATCTTCTAGAAAAATATAAACTGACCCACAGTGAACTCTTAAGAATCCCTGAACGTTTCCCTAACCATTGCATAGTGATAGAAAATGCTCATGGCGCAGTACCTCAAGGGAGCCTTTCTTTAGCTCAGCCTTTTCTTGAAAAGGAACTATTTGCGTTTTACAGCTTATGTAAGAAAAAGGGCTGTTTATTGAGGTTTTGGCCCGAAAAGCTTACCCCTAAAACCCTTAGAAAAATGGGCTTTATCAAAGACGATTTTCTAGACCCCATAGCTTTATGGATCTTCATTCACGAGAATGTAGACAGATTAAACCTAAAAAAACCTCGATCATCTTTCCGACTTGGTAAGAAGCGAGAAGAGGCCCATGCTTTTGTTAAAGAAAGCAATGGGATTTTAAATACTCTGAGGACCAGCAAGATGCGAGGCGAAGAAAACGTTTTAAGTTCTTTTTTGATCGAAATTATACCTAAAATTATCCATGATACTAAATTTATAGACTATGACGGAAAAGACTATACAGAAGAAGTCTTAGACGCCTTTAACTTAGTTAGCCTTGAGAAGTTTAAAGAAGATCAAGCTCACTGCAAGGCGACAGGAAAAACACAACATTTAACATGCTCCTTCTACCTAAAAAATACCGGCGACAACAAAGCGGGAGACCTTAAGCTCAACTCACCATGCCTTTCCTCAGCAGTGCTACCCTCCCTTCTCTCTTGCTTTTTAGGAAAGACTGAACAGGATCAAGATAAGAGAACAACCGCAAAAGCTCACATAAGGACAATAGATGGGAGACAACCAAGCTGGGCGCACGCTAAGGAGTTTATCCTACGCCTCACTCCTCACCACCATAAAGGGGGTATCGCTAGAAGCAACTTAACGCATTGGGGCTCTAGGATTTACGTCAAAAGGAAATATAAGGAAATATACGGGGGGTCTCTTCCAAAAGATATAGCAGACTTCTCCAAAGAACAAGAAAGATTTTTTATTGATTATAGAAAATTATATTTTCATAAAATCATGAAACTAATGTTCAACTTCTTAAAAACCGCTGTGCTTGAGAAATACAGCTATTTAAAGTAAAGTTAACATTTTGAGTGCATTTCAAATTAACTATACCCACTAGGGTATTTCACTGTATCTATGCACCTTTAAGAAATGAAAGAAAAAAAAATAAAAAAAGAATGGGGGCACGAGGTATGGCTGGCCAATAACGAGAAGGAAAATTACTGTGGTAAAATTCTTTTTATTAAAGAGGGCAAGTCTACCTCTATGCATTTTCACGCTAATAAACATGAGTCTTTCTATATTTTAGAAGGAACGCTTTGTATACACATTGTTAATACAGATACGACTGAGGTAACTCCTCATTACGTTAAAGAAGGGAAAAGATTCGTCATGGACAGGTTTGTTCCGCATAAGCTTGAAGCGTATGACGGGCCAGTTAAATTTATTGAAATAAGTACCTTTCACGAAGATAATGATAGTTACCGCGTTTACCGATGAAATTAGCGATAGTTAGCGGCGGGTTCGACCCCGTTCATGTAGGTCATCTGGAGCTTTTTGAGAAGGCTAAAGACATGGCAGATGATCTATTTGTTATCGTTAATGACGACTCTTTCCTTGAAAGAAAAAAAGGGAAGCCTTTTATGACTCTAGAGGATAGGATAAAAATCGTTGAATCCCTCAAACCTGTTACTTTAGCTGTGGAATCTGTAGATGAGGATGATAGCGTTTGTAAAACATTAGAATGGATCAGAGCGCTTTATAAGCATAAATATAAACATATGATGTTCTGTAACGGGGGAGACCGAAAAGGTAAGAAAGATACTCCTGAGCACAAGAGGTGTGAGCAGTTGGGAATTAAGGCCACTTACGGACTGGGAGAAAAAATACAAAGCAGTAGCTGGCTCTTGAATGAAGCTTAAAATATTTAGTAACGGGGAGCTCCTGTTCCTTGACCAAATAGCGACGTCTCGCGCCGCTGGGAAGACACACTTAAAAACTAAATCTTTAATGTGCTCGGGGAGAAAAAGTGGTAGCGATTACGATAAGAGTCTCGAAGGGCATTACATGGGCGTAGCTGGCGAGTACGCTATAGCTGAAGAGGTTGGGGGATTTATGGATTGCATTCCCCGCGCTCAAGGAGATAAACATTCGGCTGATATAATTTGCCGAAATAAAAAAGGGGAAAGGTGCCGAATTTCAGTGAAGACTACTAAATATAAAGACCCCATCCTCAAAGTTAACTGTTTAAAAGAAATAGAGGACTCTACCCATGTTGCCCTATGTAGGTATTTTAAAAGCTCGGATAGAGAAGGGGTCGAGATACACTGGGTTAAGTCTTTAGACGATTTTATAACAAATCATTTTATAAGAAACTTTGGTTACGGTGACAAAATGTGCTTAAAATAATAAAGATGGAAACTCAAATTACTCCTATTCAACTGGTGCTGGCGATCCCTTCGCTGGTGTGTCTTGTGTTAGTTATCATAAATATGTTTCAAAACGGCAAAAGCGGTTTAGGAATAGCTACCATAGTTCTTACTTTCCTTTGCGGCATTGGCAGTTTGATTGCTTTTGTCTGGGGGTGGATGAATATGGGAGGCAAGGTTATGATAGCTTGGACCATTTTCACTGTGATTAGTATCATAGCTTCCGTTGGAGGATTTTAATGCTATTTTAGAATGTATCTCACCGCGTCTATACTTACAAAAGTATTTCAAGCCGACTATATATTCTTAAAAAGCGGGTAACATGGAGCCTCGTCGTGAGTTGAACATCGCGGCGGGGCATTTTTTAATCTATGGGAATGTATTTCAAATCATTTATGCTCAATAAGCATCTCAATATGTCTATACATCCCTCATTTTAAGTGTAATTGTAAGGTGTGCAGGTTGAAACATGAAAGAAAAAAAACAGTCCGGTAAAGGAGACAAACCGCGGAATTGTTTCTCTAGTGGTTATAAAGATAATTACGATGTGATTAATTGGGAGAGCAGTAAAAAATGTGCAAATGCTTCAAATGCAAAAAAGACTTCCCCGAAACAGAATTAACGTGGAAAAAGATAGCTAATACTTTAAGGTTAATTTGTGATGAATGCAAAAAAGAAAAAAAACTATGACATCCTCCCCGAAGATTTCGAGGGGGACGATTATACTGTGTGGTTTTGGTAGAATATTATGGCAGAATTAATAGATAGATACGAAGACAATGCGAAAGGCCCTTACTTTGTGGATTCTGAATGCATAGACTGTGATGCTTGTAGAGCAGCAGCCCCTAGCAACTTCACTAGAAACGAAGCGGAGGGGTACTCTTACGTTTATAAACAGCCCGACACCGACGAAGAGAAAAGGGAATGTGAAGAGGCAATGGAGGAGTGTCCTGTAGACGCAATAGGCGACTGCGGGGGCGCGTGAAGCCAACCTGCATCAATGACGCGTAGTGAAGCAAGCGAGGAGTTAATAAAAAGAGGGTATAAGAGGGATGAATACCCCGGTATATGGAAAACTCCAGACGGAAAAGAGTTGGTAGTTTGGTTTATCGCCACTAAACGAGAAGGCTTGAGTTTCGATAGCAAAACTTGGGGGCCAGCAATAACACAGTCTAAACGTGAATGGCAAGAGAAGAAACGCCTACAAAAACTGAAACTTAAAAACTAGGTTTAAAAAAGGTGTAACAAATAGTTACCATGGAACCTAAAATCGATGACCAAGCTAGCTTGGGGATTAACTTAAAGTGGTTAGTTCAAATTATAGTAGTAGCAGCGTTAGCCGTGTGGGGGTATTTTGGCCTTACCTCACAAATTGCTCAACTCCAAATAGATGTTATGAGAATGAAAGATGCTGTAGAAATGAATTCTGAATTCAGAGTGAAGTGGCCACTCGGTCAACTCGGAGCGTTGCCTGACGATGCCGAGCAAAATATGAGGTTAAGATTTATAGAAAAAGACATGGAGGTGATGGAAGCTCATGTTGATAATTTGAGAATTAAATCAGTACAACAAGAAGAACTACATAACCCCCCTCACCCTTTTATGCCTCAGACTTCACCAATAATCCATAAAGAGTCAGGAGGAACACGTTAATATGTCAAGCAGAGAACAACTTCAAGATATGATCGAAGCCCTTACCTTGTTAAATGTCAGAGACTTAGATGAAGAAAGCCGCGACGAGGCTGAATACATCGTTAATGATATCATTATTTCTTTGGAAGAATTAATGGACTTATTGTAATTTTTAGGCGAAAATACTCTACATGTATGAGTATAACGCCCAAGTCCTACGAGTTGTCGACGGGGATACTGTTGATGTTTTAATTGACTGCGGTTTCTCTACTTTCCGTAAAGAAAGAGTGCGCCTCTATGGGATAAATGCCCCAGAATCCCGTACTCGAGATATAAAAGAAAAGAGGAGAGGTTTGGCAGCTAAGGAGAGGCTAGACCAACTTATCGCCAATACCGAGGGAAAGATTGTACTCAAGACCGAGCTTGATAAAAAAGGAAAATACGGGAGGATACTGGGTGTAATTTGGGATGAAGCTAAGAGGAAAAATTTCAACAATATGCTGGTAGCCGAAGGGCACGCTATAAAATACGATGGAGGTAAAAGATGAAACTAGAAACCCGAATATTTACATGCTTTATACTAACCTTAATCCTTATCTTCTTAACGGGTTGCCACTCTGTTAAATGGCAATGGTTTCCGCCGAAAGGCAACCCCCATCTGGCGCCTGAACCTCCCTTTTCTATAAAGGGTACTAAAATGGATGCACCAACCCCTCAAGGGGTTACTGTGTTACAAGGTAGTTTTTAATGAACCCTAATTGGCAAGACTACGTGTCTCCTTCCACTGACCTCAACTGGAAAGAAATAACCATGAAGCTTCTCCAATGCGCGGGCCACTTTAATGACGACTGGTACGAACAGTATTGGCATAAATTTGGTATAACACGCCCCGAAGGAAAAAAAATCGTAGAAGAATATGAAAAGTACCAAGATAATCTTTAACGATACAGGGTGCCTGTTAACGATAAAGGCGCAAATGTGAAAGAAGAAACGCCAAATAAATGTTTCCTGTTTGATGTCGACGGGACTTTAACTAAGCCGCGTCAGCCTATGGAGACGGATTTTTCCTCCTTCTTTGAGAAATGGATGGAAGATAAAGATGTATTTTTAGTGTCGGGTAGTGATCTCCCTAAAATATTAGAACAAATACCCTCCACGATAGCTAACAAATGCAAAGGTATTTTCTCTTGCATGGGTAATGAGTTTTGGGAACAGGATCGTAATAAGGAATTTTGCGCGGTCTATAAGAATGAGCTAATACTACCTAAAGCGATAAAAAAGTGGCTGGACGAAAAAATAAAAGATTCTGAATTTGAAAGGAAATCTTGGGCAAAGACACCTCCTCACTTTGAATATAGAGGCGGAATGGTTAATTTTAGCGTTGTGGGGAGGGGGGCATCGACAGCTTTACGGCAATATTATTCGGAATGGGATGAGGGAGTTAAGGAGCGGCACGGTATTGCGAAAGAATTTAACGAGGCATTTAATAAAAGGTATAGGCTCCAAGCGCTGGTTGGCGGGCAAATATCTTTAGATATTCAACAAATAGGAAAGGATAAGGGTCAAATAATAGATCATTTAGAATATGGAGAATACGTTTTCTTTGGAGACAAATGTGAAAAAGGGGGTAACGACTACTCTCTTTACGAAAGAGCTACTGAAAAATGGGCGGTGCATAGCCCCAAGGAAACCTTTAGGCTTTTGAAAAACTGTGTAAGATAAACTATGAAAGAAAAAACTATAAAACTGTGTTGCGGAGGGAGAGGTTGCCCTGAATTAACAATAGAAGGTAATAAGGTAAAAATTACCGACGACCACGGTAAATTTATTCGTATAAATATTGACGAAGCGAAGTTGATAAACGGGGCTTTGAATAAGTTAGGGAAATAAAATTATCTTTTTTGACCTCCTAGCATCAGTAGGGCTAACTTTAATACTGAAGTACGCTACTATATTAAATGCCCCCCGAGAGAACCTCTCTAGATGTCAGCTCTTGGGTAAATTATTTAAATGTAGTTTATGTTTAGGTTTTTGGTCGGGGTTCATTATTTTTTTAATA